CAAGATGGTTTGACAGCAGGTACTACATATTACTTTTGGGTTAGGTCAGTAAATCAATCAGATGTGCATTCAGCTTTTGTTGGTAGTGCTTCAGGTAACTTTACTAATGTAAGTGCAGGTGAAATAGTAGATGGTGCAATAACCACTGTGAAACTTGCAACAGATGCAGTCACAAATGCAAAAATTGCAGTTGATGCAATACAAGGTGATGTCATAGCAGCAGGTGCAATCGTTGAAGCTAAGTTAGGAGTTGATGCAGTCACTAATGCCAAACTAGCAGATAATGCTGTGAACACAGCACAAATAGTATCAAGTGCTATAAGTGCAGCAAAAATTGCTACAGGTGCAGTAACTAATACAAAACTAGGCACAGATGCAGTAACAAACGCAAAACTTGCAGATAATGCTGTTGATACAGCACAACTTGTAGCCAATGCAATAACTGAAACTAAAATTTCTGATAATGCAATAACAACTGGAAAGATAACTGCAAATGCAATAACTACTGCTAAGATTAATGCAGGTGCTGTAACAGCAGATTCAATTGCATCTAATGCCATAACTGCTGTGAAAATTAACGCTGATGCTGTGACTGCTGATAAAATTGCAGCTAATTCAATTGCAAGTAATAAGATACAAGCAAATGCGATTGTTTCAAGTAAAATTATTGCAAATGCTATAACAACTGCAAAAATTGAAGCTGGAGCAATAACTGCTGACACCATAGCCACAAATGCAATTACTGCTGTAAAAATAAACGCAGATGCAATTACTACAGATAAGATTGCTGCTAATGCTATAACAAGTGCAAAGATAACAGCAAATGCAGTCACAGCAAATGAGATAGCTGCTAATGCAGTCACAGCAACACAAATACAAGCAAACGCAGTAACAGCAGCCAAGATAAATGCAGATGCAGTTACAGCAGACAAAGTAGCAGCCAATGCGATTGTTGCAGCTAATATTGTTAGTGGAACTATTACAGCTACACAAATGGCAGCAGATTCTATTGGTGCAGACCAAATTATAGCAAATGCAGTGACAGCAGATGCAATAGCTTCAAATACAATTACAGCATCAGAGATAGCATCAGGAACAATAACAGGTACGCAAATTAATGTTGACACTTTAGATGTTAAACATTTTGCAAATGTGAGTGCTGATATTATTTCCCATAGTGGAACTACAGTACCTTTAGCTGTTTTTGGTAGTGAGTTTCAAAGGGGTTCTACTAACTTTACAACACAAACAACAAGCACTGGTACATATCTAAGTATGTCAATTGATGAGGTAAGAAATAATGCTCAATATCAAGCCATATGGACTGGTGTTTATGGTGACTGTACAAATGGTGTTTTAGAATACAGTGTTAATGGTGGTTCATCATATACACAAGCAGCAGGTGGAATACAAAATGTCACTTTTGCAGTTGGTACATTTAGAACTTATGTATTTGCATATAGTGGTACTATTACAGGATTGGCTACATCAGGAACAAATGCAAACAAAGTATTTTGGAGAGTAAGATGGATAACCAAACTAAGAAGTACATATCAATCACTATATGTGTTTATAGACAATACGCAATAATATGATTTCATATACAAAGTACATAACATCAACTGGAGTAATAATTGGTAGTGGTTCTACAAATGTTGCTTTAAGTGATATACCTTTAGAAACCAATCAGTCTGTGATAGAAGGAGTTTATGAAGTTGGAACTTACAAAATTATTGATGGTTCACCTTTAGAACAATCTGTTGATTTTTGGATTGCAGTCAGAATAGAAAGAAACACTTTATTAACAGAATCAGACTGGACACAAATGTCTGATAGCCCTCTAACAGATTCTAAGAAAACAGAATGGTCAACTTATAGACAATCTTTGAGAGATTTACCAACCTCTAATTCTAGTGCATCATCTTATGACGATGTAACATTTCCAAGTGAGCCAAGTTAATGGATGCTGTAGTTCAATTAATTAATGAAGTTGGTTTTCCAATAGCAGCAGCTATAGGTCTTGGTCTATTTATATGGAAACTAATTAATAAGATTATTGATGGTATGGAAACCAAAGTAGATGTTCTTGATGAAAAAGTATCAGCACAAATATCTGAAATAGAACAAAGATTAGGTCAAAAACTAGATTCACAACATGGAATATTAGTAGCATTAATTGATAGAGTGCGTTCTGTGGACAATGAGATTATTAGACAAGACACTCTTTTGAAGACTATACTAGGTGTACCACAACTTATGCACACCGATAGGTTAGCAAAGGCGGATAGAGATGACCAAAGGAAAGATTAAAAGAAAAGTAGGCAGACCAAGTAAAGCTGATTTGCTTAGAGAAAAAAGAGCAGCAGAAAACTATAAAGTTTTAGTTGGTGTTCTTTTGATTGGTGCAATTCTTTTTATTGGTATATTTGTTCAAAATATAAAAGCAGACCAAATAGTACATAAGTTCAAATCACCTTCATTCAATGGTGTGAACACTTCAAGTCATTATCTTACGATTGAGAATCAAGAGTTTAACCGTAGAAAAGTAATTAAAGATGAGATCAAAGCTGCTATTGAAGAAGCAGAAAGGGATAAAGAGAACTCAACAGTACAAAGATTTATTAGAAACTTTGAAAGCAGGGTATATGCAGAATTAAGCAGACAGCTTATCGCTAATTTATTTGGTGAAACGCCACAAGACAGTGGCACTATATCATTAGAGGGTAATACAATAGAATACTCATCTGATGGTTCATATTTAACACTTAAAATAACAGAAGCAGATGGCACAGTCACAGAAATTACAATTCCTATCGGTTCTTTTACTTTCTAGTTGCTCTATATTTGACCAATACGAAGATACATACGAACAAAGATTTAAAGAACATGATGTAGTTAGAATTGATGAACTTCATTCTAAAGAACTAGCTAATGTTAAAAAACCTATAGTTCAACCTATAGTAGCTGTTTATCCTTCAGCATTTACAGACCAAACAGGACAAAGAAAAAGTAATAGTGAGTTTGCTTTATTTTCTACTGCTGTTACTCAAGCACCCTACACATTATTAATAAGAGCATTAAAACATTCTAGTAATGGTGAGTTCTTTAGAGTTGTTGAAAGAGTCGGTCTAGATAACTTAACTAAAGAAAGACAATTAATACGTTCAGCAAGAGAACAGTTTGCAAAAGAGGGTGAAGAAAAGAACGTACCACCACTGCTATTTGCAGGTGTCTTGTTAGAAGGTGCTGTAATAAGTTATGATAGTAACTTGTCAACTGGTGGAGTTGGTGCTAGGTATCTAGGAATAGGTACAAGTATGCAATACAGAGAAGACAATATAACAGTTAGTCTTCGCATGGTATCAGTTGCAACAGGTGAGATACTTATAGAAGTGTTGAGCCAAAAAACCATATTTAGTTATGGTAAGTCAGAAGATGTTTTTAGATTCATAGAAATGGGTACTGAACTTGTTGAGGTGGAATTAGGAAATTCACGCAACGAGTCTACAACGATTGCCCTAATGAAAGCTATTGAAGGTGCAGTCTTAGAACTAATAAATATCGGTTACGATAGGAGTTTTTGGAAACATGAAGAAACTAAAATTAATGAGCCTGAGTGTGATGCTGATTGCATTGCCGACATTCGCGGCTGACAACGAAATATATTTAGACCAAAGTGGTACAACCTTAAATCTTGATATAGAGCAACTAGGCATATCTAATATTATTGGTGGACTTAACTCAGCAGCAGGTAGTCTTACACCTTTTGATATTGATGGCACAACCATGACTATTGATATTAATATGATTGGAAACACTAATAAGTTTCTAGGTGATATATGGGCAGATAGTTTTACAGGATTCTATCAATTTACTGGTAATACAAATACTTTCACAATACAAGTAGACCCATCAAATACTTATGGTGCTGATTCATCTAATCAAAATGTACAAGTTACAGGCACTGGCAATACATTTACCCTTAATCAAGGAACAACTGCATTAGCAGCTACTTTAGATTTAGATTGGATTATTCAAGGTTCTAATAATACAGTTACATCTAACATCAATATTGATGGTGCTACAAACTACATGGATATAGATGGTAGTGATAATACAGTTAATTATACAGGTACAGGTGTTACCTCTTCAGCAGGTGGATATTTTTACTTAGACCATACAGGTGGACAAAGAACATTTAATATTCAACAACTGAGTACACAAGACAATGACTGGCTTAAAATCATATCAATTGGTGGTAATGCTACTTCTACTGTGTGTGTTATCCAAAACGACCAAGGTACAAGCACAAGCTGTTGATATTGGAGACATTTCTGAACTAAATGGTTCAGCACAAATAGTAAGAGACGAGCCACTAGATGCTACCCTAGAATTTGCTATACAAAGCAATGATGAAGCTATTACATCTAATGGCAGAATGGCTATTACATTTCTTGATGATTCTGTTGTAAAACTTACAGAACACTCACAACTATTAATAGATGAATACATCTATGACCCTGACCCATCTAAATCTAAAATGGCTCTAACCTTTGGATTAGGAACAGCAAGGTTTATCACAGGTAATTTAAATAGAATAGATAAACAAAATATTAAACTTAAAACACCTACTGCTAATATTGCTATTCGTGGAACAGATTTTACAGCTACAGTTGATGAGTTGGGGAGATCACTAATAATACTTTTACCTGATGCTCTAGGCTTGTCTAGTGGTGAAATAGAAGTGGTTACTGCTATGGGTACTGTTTTATTAAATAAGCCTTATCAAGCAACTACAGTAAGTGTTTTTGAATCTAAACCAAGTAAACCAGTCATATTAGATTTAACATTAGACATTATTGATAATATGTTAATTGTCACACCACCAAAAAAAGAGATAGATATTACAGAAGAAGTTGCACAAAACTCAAAAGAAAACATTTTAGATTTTAATGATCTAGACATAGATTATCTTGATGAAGACTTTCTTGGAGAAGATGAGTTAGAGTTTACAGAATTAGATATTAACTACCTTGATACAAACTTTCTTGAAGATTTATTAAATGTATTAGACTCTCTTGCTATTAGTAAAGATGAAGATGTGTTGGCTGATACAAGTGGTATAGATATTAAAGGTACTAGAGTTGGTCAAGACCCTGACACACAAATAACAACCTTAATAGCTGGTGATGTGATTAGTGTAAGAAGAAGTGTTAATGATTCTGTACGTTTAGACTTAAATGGTAATGATGCATATACTCTTATTATTATACAAGATGGTGTTTCTAATGTTGTTAAGATTAATGGTGGTGGGGACTCCGTGATAACCATAACGCAAAGTGAATAATACTTACATCCACCATACAGGTTTCTCTGTTCCTTTTTCCCATTTAGCATAATGTTTTTCTGCAATCATATATTTACGATAAGCATCAACATGGTTATTTGGGTTTTTATATATTTCAGGCATAGCTTGTGCAAATTCTGTAAGATTACCTTCTTTTATATTCATAGGAAATATCTTTAGACCATCCCATAACTTAGTCCAACTCAAATGATCTCTGTTATAACGAATATTATATTCTTCACATAAAGTAATAAAATGTATCAATAACCATCTATAGTTTTCATGTGTTGCTCTTGCCCAAACAGTGCATGGGTGATTGTAATATGCTTTTTTGTATAAGTTTTTTTCTTCACAATATTCTACAGGACTCAGATACCTATGTGCCGTAGAAAGCATTTGTGCTGTTTCTAATGGCATCTTAACAATAAGTTTATCAGGTAAAGCTCTAGCGGCTTGTTCAGGGCATTGTTCTACTGCAAATATATTCATAATATCTCCTTTCAAATTAATGTAATTACAATTATAAATATTTCTCTGTTATAAACAACCCTTTTTGTACTTTTCTGATATGATGTATCAATGAAAAAATTAATTATACCGATACTTGTAATTTTATTTTTACCTTTAATATATGAAAGCACACCAACTGAAATATTAAAACTAAAAACCTTTGATACCCTTGTAAAAAAATATGAGCCATCAGGAAACTTTGTAATATTAAACATTACAGAAGAAGATGTAGAAAACGAAGGTGGTTATCCTTTACCAAGAAGAAGATTAGCAGAAATACAAGTAGAACTTATTAATTCAGGTGCTATAGGGGTTGGTTGGGTTATATCTTTTCCACAAGCAGATAGAATGGGTGGAGATCAAGTTTTTGCACAAACTTTGGGATACATACCATCTGTCATAGCTATGTTTGAAGATGGCAAAAATAAATACCCAAAAGCTACTGGAACTGTTGTCAAAGGCAACCATGTTAATGGTATAGTATCTATGGGAGTTAAGGAAAACCTGAACACTCTAAAAAATAATACATTGCAGGGTCTAGCCATTGCTCCCACCGAAGTTGACCAACTCGTTAGAAGAATCCCACTACTTGTAAGCACACCTGAAAAAGAATGGATACCATCATTCGGTACACAAATTTATAAAGCATTGTTTGATGTCAAAACTTATATCATAAAAACTAATGATAATGGTATAGAAGAAATATCAATTAGAGGAATACCACCAGTCAAAACAGATAGTCTTGGTCGTAAGTGGATTAGTTGGGTAGACACACCGCAAACTGATTTGAAAGAAATGGATGTAGCAGGTAAGTTTGTGTTTATAGGCGTAACTGCTAATGGTGTAATGCCACAGATAGCTACTCCAGTAGGATTATTAGAGCCACATAAAATACAAGCAGCTCTAGCAGAATCAATCTTAATACAAGATAGTCCTTATATACCTGATTGGTCATTAGCTGTAGAAATACTTATATTTATCATGTCAGTGAGCCTTATATGGCTTGTATTAAATGCTTTAGGCATAACATGGGGTTTAGTATTAGCTTTATTAATAATGTTATTAACAGCTTATACAGGATATGCACTTATCCACAAAGGTTTGTTAATAGATGTAACATGGACATTGATCTCACAGTTTATTACAGGTTCTGTAGCTTTTTATCTAAGATTTAGAGAACAGTACAAACTAAGACAACAAATTAAGAAACAGTTTGAACATTATCTTGACCCAAGACAAGTTCAACAATTACAGAAGAATCCTGAACTTCTTAAACTTGGTGGAGAAAAAAGATATGCAACATTTTTATTTACAGATGTTCGTGGATTTACAGCTCTGTCAGAGTCATTAGAGCCTGAAGAAGTTACATACATTATGAATGAAGCACTTACCGCTCAACAAAAAGCAGTTCAAAAACATGGTGGCATGGTAGATAAATATATTGGCGATGCAATGATGGCAATATTTAATGCACCCCTTGATTTAGATAATCACGAAGAAAAAGCATTAAAGTGTGCTGTTGATATACAAAGAAATATGATTGAACTAAATTATGTATTAATAAGTAAAGGCATTGAACCAGTCACAAT